ATACAAGAGATCTTAATATACTCTGTACTAATGTCAACCTTCCTGGTAGACAGATAATGACTCAGGAAAGGTTGATTGGTATTAAGGCCCGTAAGATGCCAAACGGATTTGCTTCTGATGATATTAGTCTTACGTTTCATGTTATGAACAATTATAACATAAAAAAGTATTTTGAGACTTGGCAGAATAAGGTTATCAATCAGGATACCTTTGAGATAGGATATGCGAACGACTTTACTGAGCAAGTAAAGATAAAACAACTTAAAAAAGGAATGGCTTTTGACTTTCCTATAGATAAAATCTTCGGATTGAATCTAGATATAGATATAAGAACGAGGGAATCTATTGTGTATGAATGTACATTATTAGATGCCTTCCCAACAACAATGAATGGAATTGAATTTACTGATGAGCAAGACGGTCTAGTTAAGCTCACTGTTCAGCTTTCGTATACGAACTGGACTTCGAAATAATAAGGATGATAAATTATGGCATTGCCAAAGATTAACGCACACCCCAAGTATGAGATGGTTATACCATCTTCTAAAGAAAAAGTTAGATTTAGACCTTTCTTAGTTAAAGAAGAAAAAGTACTAATGATTGCAATGGAATCAAATGATACTAATCAAATGTTACATTCAATTGTAGATACATTAGATGCTTGTATAGAAGATGGTGTTAAAAAAAATAAGCTGACTACCTTTGATGTAGAGTACATGTTTACTAAACTAAGAGCTAAGTCAGTAGGAGAAACATCTAAATTAGGTGTAAACTGTGAACACTGTGATGAGCAGAACGAAGTAGTAATTAACGTAGAAGAGATTGGTATTACTATTCCTGAAACAGACTTTATGCTTGATTTAGGAGATAATATTATAGTAGAAATGCAATGGCCTACCTACTCTACTGTTGTAGAAATGGACTTAGGTGGATCTGAAACAGATCAAGCATTTGCTATCATGAGAGCTTCATTAGCAGCTGTACATACTGGAGAAGAAAGAATAGACTTAAAGGGTGAGACAGAAGCAGAGATTCAAGATTTTTTAGAATCAATGAACAGATCGCAATTTGAGAAGTTACAGAATTTTATTTCAGGAATGCCAGCCTTATCCCATGATGTGGTATTTAACTGTAGTAAATGTGAAAAAGAGAATAAACAAGTATTACAAGGAATGCAAAGTTTTTTTTAGTGTGTCTATCTCACAATGATTTATTCACTCATTTCCAAACTAACTTTTCTTTAATGCAACATCATAAATATAGTTTGGGTGAGATAGACGAAATGGTTCCTTGGGAACGTGAAGTTTATGTTTCCTTGCTAATAGAGTATTTAAAAGAAGAAGAGCTAAGAAGAGAGCAAAAGTAATGGCTGTAGAGAAAACATTAAGTGATGTAGTAGCTGAATTAAAAGCTAATAATAAAGCTACTGCTCAGACAAATAAGAATCTAGATAAGCTAGTAAAAATGATGACTCCGGACGGAGATGATTTAGAAAGTAAGCTTGATAAACAACGTAAACGTCAAGCTACTACTAAATCAGGCGCGTTTAAGGCTGGTCAAAAAACAGCCGAAGCAATAACTAATCCGTTTAGACTGCTTAATCCAGCCGCAATGATTGCTCCTCTTCTAACTGGTATAGCTGCTTTTAGTGCTGGATTAGCTGGGTTGCGTGGTTGGGAAGTTGGTGCTCTTAAAAAAGTTAAAACAGGACTAAGTACACTAGGTGATATAGCTGCGAAAGGTGCGGATAGTCTTAAACTAGGATTACTAAGAAGAGTGTTTGGTATTGGAGCTGACGGAGAGAAAATATCAGGTCTAGGTAAAAAGGGTGATCTTACTAAAGTAATGTCTGTTGAAGAAGCTGTTAACAACAGGATACAAGCTTTAAGAACTAAATTTCTTAATACATTTGGAATTGGAGCAGACTTAAAACCTATTCAAGATCCAACTGATGCTATGAAGGTAAGTGCTAAAGGATCTTTAGCCTTAAGAGCAACAGCTGCTATGGGTAAAATATTAAACCCTGTACGTAGCTTTGCCACTGGAGTTACTGATTTTATTAAAGGAGCAGGTGCTGGATTATTTAAATTCTTAGACCCGTTTATTAGTGGCGCCAAAACGTTTGGTAGTATTTTTAGTAAGATAATGGCTCCAATCGGTATTCTTATATCACTCTTTGATGGTGTTAAAGCTTTTAACGCAGAAGAAGGTGGTTTGTATGAAAAATTTAAAGCGGGGTTCTCTACTGCTATAGCTGACTTCATTGGTGCACCATTAGATTTACTTAAATCAGGTATGACATGGATACTTAAAAACTTGCTAGGAGTAGAAGTAGATGAAGAAGGTAAGGTTATACCTGGTCAAGGACTAAAAGGAGAAGCTCTTAGAGTTATAAAAGAATTTAGCTTTGAAGATAGTATTAAAGGGCTGATTAATGGAGTTTTTGGAATAGGTGAAAAAGCTTTTAAATGGTTTGGTGATCTGTTCACTGGTAAACTAAATGTTATAGAAGCTATGCAAACACGATTAAAAGAATGGCTCGGTGAAAAAGCTAGTTTAGCTGAATGGATTTACGACAAGGCTATAACTCCATTAGTAGAATGGGTTGCTTCTAAATTCGATATTAAATTAGCCTTACCAGAACTAGACTTAATGACAATGCTGACCGATACTTATGCACGTATAAAGAATGGCTTTTGGGCTTCTATGGAATCTCTTGAAATATGGTTTGCTACAATGCCTAAACGAATAGGATTATCTTTAGAAGAAGAATGGGTCTATGCAATGCAAAAACTAAAAATTGGGTTTGTTAAGTTTGGTGATTGGGTAGCAGGATTACCTGATTCTATATTCTTAGGTGCACTACAAAAAATAAAAGACTCTGTACCTAATTGGGCTGCAAAAGCAATGGGGCTTGATGAATCTATTAAAGGTGCTAAATTAAACATAGCTAACAGAGAAGAAATTACTTCTGCAGCTATGGAAAGAATAGATTATGATACAGCAAAACGTCTCGGTGAAATTAATACTAAACGTAATGAGTTAGAAGCTTTAACTATGGCTTTAAATGATGCAAGGCAATATAATAGCACTACTAACAACGGTTCAGTGGCATTACAACAAAACACTCCCACCGTTGATAATCTCAATGGCGGGAGCGGATTTGCTTCTATAGGTGGGCCTTAGTACTAGTCGTCAGCTGCTAACTTAGCAAAGTACGACATAGTATCATCCTCATCAAGAGCAGTATTCTCTGCTGTTGCCATAGGCGCAGGAGCAGCCATAGGAGCAGCAGCTGCAGGAGCAGAAGCCTGAGGAGCCACATAAGGCGTAGAAGTATCTAATGATACATTCTCACGTACAGTACGTGGTGCACTCTCACCTAATACAAGAGCCAGACGAGACTTAAGCTCATCATATGTCTTGAAGTTCTTAGGATCAGTCCATTCAGTACAGTCGTGTTGCTTATTGTAGATAGCTTCTAGCTGATCATCATCGCCAGCTACTTGAGCAGGAGACTTGAAGCTAGATGCATCGTAGTTAGGGTAACCCTCTACCTTACGAATCTTAATCGTAAAGTCAGCACCTTGCCACATATCAAATGGATTCACAGGAGCCTCGTCAGGGAACTGAGGCTGCATAGAGTCCATAATCTTATCAAAGATCTTCTTACCAAAGCGATATAGTTTCACTTGGCCTTCGTTCTCTGGAGCAGATGGATCAGAGACAATAAGTACATTAGCAATGTAACGTAAGTTCCGTTTGCGCTCGCGTACAATACGCTTGGCCTCTTCGGAACCATCTTCGTTCCATAACTTACTATTGCTCTCTGATAGAGGATCAGCCTGACCAATAGATGTAAGAGACTTCTCTACATACCATTGACCGGTTGGTCCTTTAAAGAAATGATCCCAGTAGCGTACCCAAGGCGTAGGAGCCTCAGCGTCACCAGGAAGAAAACGAACTACAGCATATCCATTGCCAGCTTTATCTCGTGTAGGCTGCCAAAAGCGCTCGTCATTTCGATTATCGGTTTTAGTTTGTTCGCCTGGACCGCTACTAGCAGCTTCTACTAGTTTAGATAGGTCGGTGCGATTAGTTTTTAGTGCTGCAAAACTCATTTATATTTTCCTTGTATGTTACAGTATATTTTTGTGTATGTTTTATCCACTTGATCATTATATAGACTTATTTATTATAAGTCAACTGGCAATGTGTTACCTCGTGGAAGATAATTAAGATTCATTGCCTCAACCTCAATTTTCTCTTTTATAGATCCAGAGACATACTTACGTATATCTTCCAGATCCAATTCTATATCCTCACAGATATGAATGATTGCGTCCATGTAGCTATACCGGTGCTCTCTTACCTTTACTTCTACCATTTTTGCGAACTTGTTTTTTGTTAGGAACTGCTCTTTTGCCATTTACCTCATTGTCCATTTCAGTTGTATAGACACCTATGTCTGGGTACATTACACCCACACTACGCTTAGGAGTGCCATCTTTATTGTATGCCATTACGACACATTTAAACTTAGTTTTAAATTGACGCTCTTCACCATAGTACAAATCCCTATAGACACCATCGCGTAGATAAGCTTGCAAGTTATGTAAGTAACCTTGCTGTACTAGGTACTCAGATGCTTGACCCTTTTCTTTAGAGTTCTTCCAGCTTCTCATACCAGATAACTTATCTTTAGCATTCTTAATCCAACTTCTGACATTCTTCACAGAGAAGATATCATCATCAGGTAGATTACGAACAGTTTCATGAATAGATAACTGAGCAGCTGGCTTCTTAGCTTCACGTGCTTTAGTAATACGTTCTACTAGTACAGCTTTCTGCTCATCGGTTAGTTTACGCTTTTTACGAATCTTCTTCATTCACATCTCCATCATATATAACTTATTATAGTCTCTTTTTATAATAAGTGCAACTGTTAAATTTCTTGATCGTATTCGTATATTTCGTATTCACCAGAAGCATCTCTTTTAGCTTTGATCATTCTCTGCTCAATCAAAGCTAATATAG